AGCCATTAGAGCTTCCTCTCCTCAAGAACCAGATCGTCTGACGTCATTCCACCAGCAGCCTTCTTCTGTACCCTGCCGCCCTTCTTTTGATTTTTTGCTTCATCAGCCAAATAAGCAGAAGCAGCCGCTGCCCCCCCAGCAAGAGGGATAAGCAACTCAGGGTATACCTTGCCGTAATACATCTTTCTCCAGTCGCTCGTCTTCATTGCCGGATTAATTGATTGCTTATATCCGACCCTTGAATGCTCCTTCAAAGAATCCTGCATTTCGTTAAACGATTGCTTTGGCAACTTGCGCCAATCAGGATGTGCAAATTCATGCGGTTCAATGCGCTGACGAATCACATCCCATTTGCGCCACTGCTCAGGAAACAACTCTATTTCTGGATTAAGCCCTCTCGACTGGTCAACATAATCAACCACGCGATTATAGAAAGGACCAAAGTCTGTAAAAGAACTTGGCTCGCGCAACAACTTGTCAGGTGTTGCCATTGCGGGAATATCATTCAAAGCACCAGATGCCAAACGATAGTTCTTGCTCTGCGAAGCGCCAACAATTTTAATTGCTGCCTCTTGAACCCTTCGCGGGTCCACAGCAAGTATTGCCTCTACGGTTGGCTCAGTCCCCAGCATATTTGCCATGCGAGAACGGAATGCATCACCCACTACCGGATCTTGCAATAGTCTAGGTGTTGCGTCTCTTATCATGTGCAAGTCAACAGCAGATGTGTTGGCCTTGCTTAGGTCCAGCCATGGCGTCCCAAGTGAGGCGGTTTTAGTGCCAAGCCCCGGTACTTGATTCATTACACGAATAGTTACATCACGCAACGTCTCGCCGGGGCCAGCCTGAAACATTTCCGGCTTTCTCAAGATTAAGTCAGCAAGCACTGCTTGGTTCTTAAGGTTAGCAGTCCCACGAATACCAAGACCACCCCCCAAAGCAGCACCAACACCAGACTCATTAACAAGCGACTGATCAAGACCGCTTTCCCCAACCCTCCCAGCCAACGCCCTCAACTCGTCCATGTCTTTAATTCTTAATCGCTGAGTCAAGAATTCATTTGGCACAAGCGGGGCGCTTGGAGAAAGTAAAGCAAAATCAAGTTGATTGAAAATGTCTACTGCATCAGGGTTGTCATTCTTATGAGTGCGAATAAATTTCTTCATCAGTTGCGTATGAACATCTTGCGGCAATGATGCAGGGTTGATGTTGTTGGACTTCATCCAGAACATATCAGGGATGGTAAATGTGCCAGATAATCCTCCGGGGATCATCACTTCGCGCCCACTCGTCAGATCGCTAATGCCCAATGACTGAGGCTTTGTAACAGTCATATTCACACCATGCGATTTACCCCACTCAGCCCATTCCTTCTCGGATGCATTTGCGCCCGGAGTAGTAGCAGGCTCAGAACGGAATGACTTACGCGCAGCACTAGCAGCATCAACAACTTCATCAGGAACCACATTCCTGATTTTGTATGGGGCCGACGTCATAAACGAGCTAACCATATCGGAGTCTTCAGGGAAAGCCTCACTCAAACCTTGCGTGGTTATAGCCACACCAGTTTTGTCGGCAGCAGCACGAGCGGAAGCAATAGCTCTTACCTTGTCATCTCGGCCCAACGCCTTGAAGTCCTTTAGCGTAACCATACGGGCTTCCGCTTTATCTGCGTCACTAATGGCAGCAGTAGGTTTTTGCAATCCAGCCTTAACCCCAGTCTTGATTGCAGGCGGCAGGTCAGGCACTCCAGCAGCAGTCCTAGCGGAAGCGTTTGCCTCAACAGCGTTGCCCACAGCCTTAGCGCCCTTCTTTGCAAGCGCCAGCAACATCTCAGCAGCACCCATCCTGCCACCACCAGCCTTCCTAATCGCCTTGTTCCACACAGCCATCTGCATGGCGTCTTGGTTCACAGGACCACCGCGTTTCATTCCTTCGTCAACGTCACGCCAATCAGGATGATCATTGTTTATATATGTAACGCCTTTTGATGGCTCACTATAAGAACCCACTTTTGCCTGCTTCAACAAAGACGTTATTTCTTTATTTGTTGCATACGGAGGGATTGCAATACCTTGGCTTTCAAGAGCCTTTGCAAGATCACTGACCGGATCAATCTTTACCAAACCCGTGTTGTTAAAGTCCCCCACATCACTCCACTTGCCTGACCTCACGAAGTCCTGCACATACGGCAAGTATTCTTCGTTGGGGGCAGCGTTGCGTTTGCCTTTGATTTCAACGATACGATCTGGTTGCGGTTGAACCCCAGCTTCTTTCAACGCTTGAGCCGTATGTTCATCTGTCAATTCCTCAACGTCAGGATTACGTCTGCGCCATTGCATAACGTGTTCCCGATATTCGGCTTTTTCCGCGCCAGTCAAACGGGCAAATGCCTCTCCGCTTACGGGATAAGGATTTTGATTTTTTTCTACCATTATCTGCGTTACAGCTTTACCACTAGGATCGTGAAGCACATACAGTTGATTTCCTTCACCGCCATATTGTTTGGCTAAGTTTTCACCCTGCGTACACCAACCTCCTTCGCATCCAACGTCTTGGATGTACTGAAGAGCTTTTGCATCGGCAACGGTATCTGGAGCAGCCATCCACTTATATCCCTCTGGAAATTCCTTGTGAACAGGAATCCCTTCTTTCGTTGCCTTTTTTGCGGCCTCCATCTGCGCCGCCCTCCACTCGTTGATCTTAGCCACCCGCTCTACAGCTTGCGGTACAGACAGCTTGCTCAACGACTCAGGCTTGAGCATCAGTTCTCTTGGAAGACCAGAGTTGGGGCTGGTCGCATTGCGTAGCTCGTCAATCAAGTGGGGAAAGCCTAACGAATCAATAGATCCTTCATTGAAAACACTGGCTGGGTTATTTACCCCATACAAAGGAGTTTCTGGGGAAATCTTATCAAGGAACTCCCACCCCGGCTCCTTTGACAAATCAAACCGATTGTATTGTTGCTTTTGATACCGCCCAGCAGGAAGCTTATTGATAATTTTATCGGAGGCGTCCTCCCAACGTTGCGCTAATGGGCTTTCCCCATACCCCCATCTGCCATTGTTAGCAGCAGCAAATTCCTTGCGCTTATCATCTAGTGCTTCAGAAAGCTGGAGGTTGCGTGGCTCGTAATGCAGCCTTCCCTTCTCGGCAAGCTCTCTAATAGAATCTTCCGGCGTCCCCATCTCGTTCTTGACGTAGCGCGTTAGCTGCTTGTCGATCCAGTTGTTAAATGCAATGTTGCGATCCGTCTCAGCAATAGATCCTTGAACTAACGGAATACGAGCAGCATGACGCCCCGGAGTTCTTGCCTCTTGCTCCATCAAGTCAGCCAACTCTGCCTCATACATCTTCCTGTCATCAGCGGCATATCGGTGCGGTTTCAAACTTTCAAGCGCCTTCGTACCTTCAGGTAACCAGTTCCCGCCCTTGGGCTTAACCACCGGGAGCATCTGCCCCGTCCTCATCAGGTAGTCCTCGGCAAATTTTGCGGCAGTCGGAGCAAGATTCTTCGCCCCCTTTGCCGCCATCCTTCCAACGCCCCTGACCGCACCCGTGGGATTGATCAACTCCAGCGGGTTGAGTAAGTCATAAATTTGGTTGGTCGAGTCAGGGTCACTCATCTCTGACTGGTCCCTTGGCTGAGTGCCATACAACCCGTAGTTGATGCGCTCCCTCACAGACGGAGCAAATGGGGTCGCGGGGTTTGCCGCCACAAACTTAGACAACCTTGGGCTGGTCTTTGACGCAACGTTAGCCAATGCTGATGCGCCAAAATCAACCATGTCGAGAGGCCAAGTCATTGCGGCAGCAGGCCACTGCTTAACGCTCTCCCTTATCTTGTCCCTTTCAGTCGGGTCGTAGGCTGGGCCGTGCGTCATCTGGTCTTGTCTGGCTGTCCGTCTTTCCCCAGCTTCCTTCAGCTTCCTGCGAAGCCTTTCAGTTGTGCCTTCAACAAGATTGATAGCGCCGCCCTTCTTCTTGTTCAACTCTGGGCTGCTGATGTCGTATGTCCCCTCATTGCCAATCGCACTCTTCACTTGGTTGGACCGGAACGGCACCACTTCGCTGAGTTCCCCGTTGCGATACTGCATCAGACCATCGTAGCCAGCAGCCTGTGCGCGGCTTTGAACCTGCTTGCCTATATACCCCTTGTCCTCATAAGCCCTCTCCACCATCTTGCTGGCCTTGCCCTCATCCATCCCCAGCTTGATAAGCGCCTCGACCATTGGGTCGCCAGCACCTTCAATGATCAGCGGGTTCCGTATCTGCGCGTGGACAGGCAGCATGTTCCCGCCCACCTGACTGTCAAGTATCTTGCGCTGCTCTCGGCTATCCAATACCTGCTTTGCCATATCCGGCGAGAATGATCGCATCATCTCTATCGCCTCGTCATTGGGCAATCCGCTGTACGTGCTTGCATGTGCGGTGCTGGGGGTCAAGTACACACCAGAGCCTAACGAGCCATCCTTGCTGGGCTTAAGGATGCGTAGGGCCTCAGTTCCCTTGCCGCCCTCTGTTGCTCTCGTGGCATGGTACAGACGGTCCCTAACCTTACTTGCCTCCAAAAACTGCTGGAAGTTGGCCTCACGTTCAGCGGATGTAAGACTGGTTCTTGGGGCCATCGACTCCAGAGACTTCACCCCCTTTGCAGCAGCCACAACCTTCCCAATGACACCACCCTTCGCCTTGTGCAGCTTCACACCCTTAACATCCGATCCCTTGGGCGCGACAAGCAATGACTCGTAGACGTCAGTAGGCCGTCCTTGCGGCGTTTGGATCCTGCCGACAACATCACCCATCCCAAACAGGTCGCCACGGCTGTGCGGCCTCAACGTAGGGTTCTCGCCGGTCATTGTGTTCGTCAACTCGGCAGGACTCATGTACTCAGTCCCCAGCCCGTACTGGTGACCAGCGCCGCTGCGCTCAATCGTTGCGAGGAAGCTCAGGTCGTTCAGCATGGGGTCGCCGCCCACCGGCTTGAACAGCCCCCGCCTCACGAGGTTTGATCTGGTCAGCGGCCCCGTTGACTCAGGCACCTCCAGAAAGCTTTCCATGCCTGATGGCACCCCCGACATTGACGGGCGGTTGGTGATAGCCACACCAAGATCGTCCATCACGTTGAAGTCCAGCACCTTGGCAGTCTTTGGATCCACGTTCGCGCCAGAGAAGAAGTCGGTGCGGTCCATGTTGTTCGCCTGCAAGACCCGCTCAACCAGTGGCTGCTGCTTGGGGTACTTGTCGGGCTGCAAGAACCACCTGTTAGGCATCGGCAGCACCTGCGTCCTGCTTGGTTCGGCTATCTTGGCGGCAAGCTTGGAAGGTTGTTTATACCTCGATAATTCCTCAAGCATCTTGGGAACACTCGTAGCTAACTGTATGATTTTACGGTAATCAGCCATTTTGCTCTACCCAGTAATTGGCTACTGGTAGCCATTTAAATGGCATACGGGTTCTCCCGCTTGGGCTTGGCGTCGGCATAATATTCATCGTCATAGTGTGGCTCCGGATTGATGTCTAGCCAGCCCTGATCCTTCAAGAACCTTATCGCCTGCGTACAGCTATCGACGTAATCATCGTGCGAAGAGTCAGGGAACGAGCATAGCTCAGACAGGAACGCTTCGCACCAGTCCTTGACATATCCCTTGTTCACCGTCGATTCCGGTAACCACACCCTACCCGTTGCGAAGATGCTTGCGGTGATCTGCAATCGTTGCATCTTGTCGGCGCGTCCCGGATTCCACGCCCTCACCGGCAGATGCGCGTATCTTAACTCTTGTATAAGCGATATGCCAGCAGCCTTGTCCTCAACCAGAATTAAATCTGGGCGCTTGGCCTCCTTGCCCTCGCCGTAGCTCACCTTCCACTCCTCCAGCACCTTGGGCTTGAGGTGCGGGAAGTCCAAGTGTTCAGCCCAGCAATCTATCAGCAGGACCGACATGGGGCCATCTAGCGGCTTGAACACGCCCCATGTGGTCATGGCTGTGGGGTCGTTGTGATCCTTCTCGCTGAAGGCGCAGTCATAGCTCTGGATGATGTATTCAAACTTGGGGAACGCCCTGCCAGCAGGCCAGAGCTTGAACATCGCCCTGTTCACCACCTTGCCATCCTCCAGATCGACCAGCGCCCCCATCACCTCCTGATCGTAGAGCTTGCTCCCCTTGTACTGCTCTAACTGTTTTGAGAAGGTAGGAGCAAGGTTGTCGATGTTGGCATACGTCGAGGCGCGATCAATGATGACGTCCTCTCCCTCCCGTGCGACCAGATCCAGTATCAAGTCCTTGTGCTTGGGGGTCGTCGTCACAATGACTCGCGGGGACTTGCCCAGACGCAGGCCCATCATCATCATGTCCCAAGCTTCACCTTGTCCAAGGTACTGGAATGCCGCCAATTCATCCGCCCAGCAATATCCGAACTGTGGACCGCGCAAGCGCTCGTAAGAGTCAGCGCTGATGCCCCGTATCGTCGAGCCGTTGACCAGCGTCAGCAGATGATCCTGCTTGTTGTAGTCCAGCAGCAACTGATCGGGGATACACGCCAGCAGGCCAGACTCGCCCTCTATGCAGGTATGCTTCAAGTCGTTAGAGGTTGGAGCAAGGACGAGCGATCTACTGCCCTTGTCGGTCCACGCCCACCACCACAGCGCCTCAGCAGCGCCCCGCGTTTTTCCCGCACCTCTTCCCGCCAGCAGTAACCACACTAGGTACTCTTGCTCTAGCGGTGGCGGTATCTGGTGTTTGTGGGCCTTGTCAATCCATGCAAAGTGGGAGATGTAGGCCAGCTTGTTGTTGTCGCTCAAGCCTGCCCAGACCTCCTCAGTCAGCAGAGTCGGATCCAAGGCGCTTTGTCATCTCAATGTTGCGAAGGATGCTGTTCAGCTTATCAAGCGATACGTCCTCAGTCTTGATCGGTGCGCCACCCTCAACACCCTCAACCGCCAGCCTCTCGCCGTACACCTTGGGCAGGTACTTGGCAGCTAACCACTTCCTGCCATCCATCCTCAATCGCTGCCACGCTATTGATCCTGAGTCGTACTTGACGTTCCCGTTCTCGTCGATTATTTCAAGGGGCTTTTGGTCGATGATCTTCGCTATCTGATCTGCGAATGTATGCGCTCCATCCTTACGCGCTTCCTCGTATTGCTGGCGAAACTCATCGTTCTTTTTCAACCACTTATAGACGTTTGTCATGTCAGGCATGTGAGCGTCGTCGGAAATACGACTCATTGGCTCACCTGATGCGAGGCGTCCACATATCTCTGCGATAGTGTCCTCTGTCATCTTGGATGGGCGGCCCATCTTTGCTTTGGGTTTGGCGGTCTTGGTTGGCATTGGATGAAAACGCCTGTTGAAGTTGACGGGCAAAAAAATAGGCCCACTGAGGAGCCTATATCAATTGCGGGATAACGTCAAGCTTTAGGCTTGATCTTGTTTGTTGCTTTTTCGTGCTTTTCCATTGCTTTGAAAAGGTTTCTATCGGAATGTGATTGG